CCCGCGTGAGAAATCGTAGACTGTCTACCGCGGATGCGCCCCCGGCAACTGTGCTAGTCGGTGTAACAGCTACCCTCAATACGGTAATCAATCAGGCGGTTATACTGGCGTCATCCCCTACCGGGAACGCGGCTGGACAGTTCGTGGGTGCCGCATCCGGGATTATACTCAAAGCGAACACCTCCTATGTAGTGAATTTTAATAACGGGGGCCTGTCCACGGCGGATATCTATGCCCTTCTGGACTTACGCAGCATGAATACGGTGTACACGGCGAACGAGTCACCGTAAGTTATTCAATGGTCTTCTACTGCAATGCCAGCAGCCACAACGAGGTCACTATGAGCACTAAAATAGGCACACAAAAACCGCTGTCTAACGCCCCCCACGCTGGGGGCGACCCACTGGGCGATATTCCGCTTATTGATGAATCGACGTTACCAGATGCCGGCTCCGAAGAGGCTGGGCCAGCCCCCAGTACCAAAGACGCCAGCGGCGCGCTGGATACTACTGGTACCGAGGGCGACCCGCCAGCACCAGAGCTACAGCATGTGCCGCTCCAGGCGCTCCACGAAGAGCGCGAGCTGCGCAAAAAAGCAGTTGAACGCGCTGATGCAGTTCAGCAGACGTTTGAGCGGGTGATGGCCAAGATCCAGACCCCAGAGCCGCAGCAACAGCAGCAGAAGGCACCAGATCCGATTGTTATCCCTGAGTTTGTCGACGATCCGCAGGGGCATATCGAGGCACGGTTTGCCGAACTGAACCGCAGTATCCAGGCGTTCAACCAGTTCGCCCAAGGCGTGACAACCCAGCAACAGAACCAGATGCAGCACCAATCCGTGATGCAGCAGGGTATGGCAGCGGAAGCCGAGTACAGCAAAACTGTGCAGGACTACCCAAAAGCCGTTGACCATCTGATTGCGATGAAAAAGGCCGAATACACCGCATACGGACTCACTCCGCAACAGGTCACGGAAGCCATTTCCCGCGACTATCTCGGTGTGGTTCAGCTGGGTCAGCAGACCAACCGCAACCCGGCTGAAATCCTGTACGGTATTTCCAAGTCGCTGGGATACAACCCAGCAGTCGGTGGCGCCCCTCCTGTGCAGCAACAGCAGCAAAAACAGCCTAATACCAGCCTGTCCAACCTGGGCGGCGGCAGAGACCCCGAGGACAGCGGCGGTAAGCTTACTCTTGACTCACTGGCGGCTATGTCTGACGCTGACTTTGACAAGATGTTCGACCAGATGAAAGTCGGCAGCGTACAAGGTATCAAGGTATGAACGTCGAACAAACGTTGGCCGAACGGGGGAGTCGCTACGGCGACTTTTCCATCCACGCTGAGATAGCACAGAGCCTACAAGATGATATGCGCCAAACAAAGGGGTGGAAGTCCCTGTCACCTGTGCAAAAACAGGCGCTTACCATGATCGCGGACAAAATCGCCCGTATCCTGTCGGGTGATCCCTGCTATGCCGACAACTGGCATGATATTCAGGGCTACGCGAAGCTGGTGGAGGATCGCGTTATTGATGTCTCCGAAGACCCGGCGAAGCAGTTCAAGGGATCGCTACCAGGCCACCAAGGGAACCCGAACATTGATGAAGCCATGAAGCGCGCTGCGCGACCCGGCGTCGACTGCCTCGTATGCGGTGCCCCCAATGGACACGGTGGGCTACCATGCCCAAACACAGGCGCGTACTGCAATAGCAATAGTTGACTTCCTTATAACCATATGTGAGCATGGAAGCTCGTCTACTGGTTACGCCATGCCAGTCGTGAACCCATACGTTATCGGGTGACAGTCCCTTAACTCTATTGAGGTTTGCCATCATGGCTGATACCAACTATGGCGTGAACCACCCACTTGCGGTCAAAGTGTGGTCACGCAAACTGATCCACGAAGCGCTCAAGGAAACTTGGTTCAATCGCTTTGTAGGCAGCGACTCCAATTCCGTCGTTCAGATGAAGAACGATCTGGAAAAAGGCCCAGGCGACCGTATTCGCGTTGGCCTGCGTATGCTCCTGAACGGCGATGGTGTGCTGGGTGACAATACGCTGGAAGGGTCCGAAGAATCACTGACGACCTACTACGATGACCTCCTGATTGACCAACTGCGTCACGCCGTTCGTTCGCGTGGCAAAATGTCGGAGCAACGTGTGCCGTTCAGCGTTCGTGAAGAGGCTCGCTTGGGCTTGACCGACTGGTGGTCTGATCGTCTGGACACCATGTTCTTCAACCAGCTCACCGGCAACACCAACGTATCCGATCTGCGCTATACCGGCATGAACGCAACTGTTGCGCCGACTTCCGTGATCTACGGTAATAGCGACGTTTGCAGCACCGCCGCATCGCTCTCGGCTTCTACCACGTTCGCCCTGTCGCTCCATGACTTCGACCGTGCTGTCGCGTTGGCAAAAACCCGCAGTCCAATGATTCGCCCAATCAAGCAAGGTGGTGACAGCTACTACGTCGCCTTCCTGCACCCGTTTGCCGTGTTCCTTCTGCGCAACCAGTCGAACAACGGCGTTCTGTGGGGCGACATCGAGAAGGCCAAGATCCAGGGCGGCAAGGAATCTGGCATCTTTACCGGCGCTATCGGCGTATACAACAACGTAATTTTCCACGAAGCTGTGCGCCTGCCTGACATGACCGGCATCGGCACCCCAAACAGCGGCGCGACTACGGACTACCGTCGTGCGGTTCTGTGCGGTGCCCAAGCTATGATTATGGGCTACGGCCAGGAAGGCGGTTCTAGCGTAAGCTGGACAGAAGAACTCTTCGACTACAAGAACAAGCTGGGCGTTGAAGCCGGCATGATCTTCGGTATGAAGAAATCGCAGTACAACGCAACCGACTACGGCGTCATCACCCTTGTGGGTTACGCGCCAGTCATCAGCTAATAGGAGCAGTCACCATGGCTACTACATTAACCTGCTCCGCTGCGCAGCCTGGCGTCCAGCCACGGGCAAACTACGAAGGCGTGACGTATGCATACTTCAAGCATACTGGAACTACCGCCCTCAGTGCTTCCGATGTGGTCCTGCTCTGCAAGATCCCAACGAAGGCCACTGTACTGGACTGCATGATTCGTGTAGGCCACAAAGCGGATACTCAGGCTACCGTATCGTTCTTCCTCGCTACTGACGGGAACGGCTCGGCATCCTCCATTGCCAGCTTCGGTACGCAAGTACTATCGGCAACCGGCGGCTCTGTGCTGTTCCGCCCAACGACTGCCAGTTTGTGGGCTCCAACCCGCATCAGCGTATCCGATGACGCGGCGCTGCAATATGCTTTCGTCAAGTCGGGTATTGCAGCGGGCACCGTGACCACCTCGTACTCCGTTAACGGGTACGTTCTGTACACGATGAACGAACCCGATTAAACTCATAGCGGCGAGTTTGGGGGACTCTACCAGTCCCCCTTTTTTATTGAGGAAAAAATCATGGGCACCCACACGAAAAAGCCGATTCCAAATCAGAGTAGCCACCACCCATCGAATCAAAGCAAGCCTGAGAATCGCATGCCGTTCCCGAGCCAAAAAGGCGCCCCAAAACCTGGCTCCATGAACAAATAAGGCAGGTCGTCGCTATGACCAATATCGTGCAAAAGATGCTTGATGAAGGCATCGAGGAACACCGCGCCGGAAACCACAAGAAAGCCGCTGAAATCTACCACTTGATCCTCAACAAAGAACCCTTCAATCCCGGCATTTTGTACTTGCTGGGCGATATCGCTGTGCGTCAGGGGTTGAACGGCCTGGGCATCAACCTGTTGACCACTTCGCTGCAAATCAAGCCATCCTCCGAAGTTTGCTGTGCGCTCGGATGCGCCTACAAGGCTGAGGGGTTCCTGGACGAGTCCAACCACTTCTTCGAAGAAGGCTTGAAGATTCATAGAACGTCAGAGCTCTATAACAATTTGGCGTCCAACCTGTCCGACCACGGTCAGCCGGAACAAGCGCTTGAATTCTGTGAAAAAGCACTGGAGCTCGAGCCGGACAATGGCAGCGCTCTATGGAACAAAGCTCTGGCCCTCCTGACTCAACGTAAGTGGCCGGAAGCCTGGAAGCTGCACGAGTATCGCTTCCACCCGAACGTCGCTACCACGTCGCACCGCAGAGCCATAGACGCGCCTTTGTGGGAAGGGCAGTACGTTGACCGTTTGTTCATCCATGGTGAGCAGGGTATCGGTGACGAAATCATGTTCATGTCCATGCTCAGCGAGGCTTGCGAGCGCGCCAAGGAGGTCGTGGTAGAGGTAGAGCCGCGCCTGATTGAGCTAGTAGAGCGGTCATTCCCCAACGTGGCCGTTTACGGCAATGTGCAAGCCGTCCTGGCGCACGAAAAGCCGTTTGATGCAGTTGTGGCGATGGGTTCTCTCGGCATGTTCTTTCGTCAGGAACGCACCGGCTTCCCCGGTCACTCTTATCTAAAGGCTGACCCTGAGCGTGTCGAGTATTGGCGCCGTCAATTCGCCATGCAGGGGCCGCGTCCGTTTGTGGGCGTGTCCTGGCAGGGTGGTACGATTGGCACCCGTATTCAGCAACGTAGCGTGATGCCAGCCAATTTGAAGTTCGCTAAGAAGGGCACAGCGATATCTCTCCAATACGGCAAAGACGCCGAAGCCCAAGCCAAGGAGCAGGGGTTTTTGTTCTACCCCGAATGCATCGGCAAGGACCTGGACGAGTTGGCCGCGATGATCTGTGCCTGTGACATGGTAGTGACCGTTGCACAGACCGTGGTGCACCTGGCAGGCGCGCTAGGGGTCGATACACACGTTCTGACACCCAAGGGCTCGTCGTGGCGCTACGGGCAAGGCACTGGCTACGACATGCCATGGTATGGCAGCGTCTATCTGCACCGCCAGACCGTAGATGGCAGCTGGGCCAATCCGCTGGAAGCCGCTAAACAAGCCGTTAACAAAGTCGCCCGGAGAATTCAAAATGCTGATAAGTGACCAGTATGCTAAAGAAAACCAGCGCCAGCACGAACTGCGCAACGGCTACGGCGAGCGCGGTTTCAAACACCTGCCCGCAATCATTCGCATGGCCGAGATTCATAAATGCACTACTGTGCTGGACTACGGCTGTGGCCAAGGCACGCTGGCAGCCAAGGCCAAGAAAATCAGCCCCCTGAAATTCAGCAACTACGACCCGGCTATCCCAGAGTTCTCCGCGTTGCCGGAGACTGCTGATCTAGTGGTTTGCACAGACGTACTGGAGCACATCGAGCCCACCTGCCTGATGAGCGTTATCGAGCATCTGGCAAGTCTGTGCGACAAGGCTTTCTACTTCCAAATTGCCACGCGCCCCGCAGGCCGTATCCTCAGCGACGGGCGCAACGCGCATCTGCTGATTCGTGATCCGTATTTCTGGTTCGACACACTCCGAGCGTTCTTCGATATCACTGAAGTGGCGGTTATTCCTGGCCATTCGGTAGCCTTTGCCGGTACACGTATGGGAGTGACCTATCCATGATTCGCCTGTTCGTTGGCTTCGACCCTGTAGAGGCGATCGCGTACCATGTCTTCTGCCAAAGCGTCATTACCCGATGCAGCGAGCCTTTGTCCATCCAACCCCTATCGCTGCCCCTCATGCGTGGAATCTATCGCGAGAGCCATACGGACGGCTCGAACGAGTTCATCTACTCTCGGTTTCTGGTCCCCTATCTTTGTGGGTACGAAGGATTTGCCATATTCATGGACGGCGATATGCTCTGCCGCGACGATCTGGCCGCGCTTACGGCACTGGCAGACCCGACCAAAGCTGTGCAAGTTGTGAAGCATGACTACAAGACCACCCAGCCGGTGAAGTATCTGGGCGCGAAGAACGAAGACTATCCCCGTAAAAACTGGTCGT